TTGGCATAATTTATATTTTTCTTTTAATTCTTTCAAATGAACTAATACCAAAACATCCTAATGTTACCCACACGAATGAATTGTATATTACCTCGTTAATTACTAATTCTCCATCTACGAATACAAAGCTAGTTACTAAGTCTGCTATAGCAAATAAAGTCATTACTACAAAAGAAGCAAAGCCTATTATATTCTTTTCGTTAATTTCGTTTTTATCTTTAAATAAATTCCACATACTATTGTTTTATATTTTTGCTTTTTTCTCCCAAGGAAAATCATGGGTACCAGCCTCCCTCCATTTACCATCAACTTTAATCATATCTTTACCATTCTTAGTTTCTCTTGGATATGTTATACCGTTGTAATATACACTGTCATCAGTGTAAGCTAATTTTCCTATTTTTATATCTGTCGCGTGAATCATTTCTTCTCCTAATACTTCTCTTTCTAAAGGACTGCTAGGTTGTATTTTATTACTTATATATATAGTCCCATCCATATTAGCCTCACCGTACACACCATCTTCTAAGTCTTTTCTAATAACAGGTGTTCCAGGCACAGAAGCATCTCCACCAGCTTCTTGATGAAACCGCATTTTACTCCTGATTTCACCACCAGTAGCTTCTAAACCCCTTTCTGTACCTAGTTTAAATCCCATTAGTCGGCCCACTTATCATTAACCCCAGTATAATCAAATTTATTTTTTTCTGTATCTCCAAAAAATGTATATTTTAAATTTGGATTTCTTTTGTCTCTATCTTTTTTCATACCTAGAGGGTGCTTATATATATTAGTTCCTTTTATTTTTTTGTAATCAGGCCCAGGAGATCCTTTTTGAGAAACTATTTCTGGATAATCTTTGTCTAATATATCTAATCTTCTATTTCTTTCATTTCGCCATTTAGTATCGGCTTTAACTTCTTGGCTTAAAATTTCATATTCTTTTGGATTTTCTAAAAAGTGTTTAAAACCTTCAGATTTCATTGCTTCATCAACATC